ATGCTGAAGTCTTCAGGCTTCATCGCTGGCTTTTCACCGTCCATCAATTCATCCATCATCCGACACATACCTTCTATCCGCTCCGGTTCCGTCCTACCAAAGCTCTGATATACGTCACTCATTTTCTTAATCTTGTTAACGAAACTCATATTCAGTCTCCTTTACAATGTGGCCTTCACATTTAAATTAAAATTGTTAGCTGCCAACTATCAACCTTGAAGCGTGTTAAGCAGTGATGGCAGTAATTTGACCATAACACCGGTGAGTGTGGTACTGGTCTTGTTTTCTACACAGTACCCGATAAGCGACGTAGTACCTTCAACAATGGTCTGGTCTTCACAGTTAGTACCGTCGGAGTAGACTTCAACGCCATCACCAATATGGATTGCCGCCGCCGTCTTCTGCACCAACTCCCAGACACCGGCGGTAGCAACCAGCAAGTCATCGGTCTGACCGTTCAATGACTGACTCATTGCAATACCCAAAAGCTGGTCACCGGCCTTTTCACGGTCGGCTGCAGCATTACCACCGGTAACCATATAGGTAGCCGGGCAGCCATAGTTAATAGTCAGAGTGGCATCTGCATCAACGTCGGCCTGTATTATCCGGCAGATGAAGTCACCTATCTCAACCACGGTGGTGTCGTCAACCGGCACTTTGATGAGTTCCTGGTCACCCCATCTGTAATAGTTTTTATTACTCATTATCTTTACTCCTTATAATTTAGGTTAATTTTTCCCTAATTTCCTTCTTCTTGATCTCCGACGACCGTTAGCTTGTGAAGGTGTCCTTGAACTGCTCTTTCGTGACCTTGCCGGTCTGTCTGCTTTGACTGACGCTCTTCTCGGTGTTGTCGTGTACGCCACCAGGCTCAACGACATCAATCCTGTCCTGTATGAGGGCCTTTATACCATCCTCAACCGAAATGGTCTTGTCCCCGTCCTTAGTTTCCTTCACCTGTAGAAGTTGTTTACGGAAGGCATCGGTCCTTGCGTAATCCGGCAGGTCGCTTTCAGCAATCGCCTTGTCAACCAATATCTCGCGTTCGGTCCTGGCCTGCTTGACCTCAAGCTCGTCCGCCTTCTTGACGGCGGCGTCCCGCTCCTGGATTACCTTCTCCACCTCCTCATCACGGGACTTTACACCTTCATCGAAAAAGAGTTTTTCCAGATCCGGGCGATTGGTCCTAACCAGTTCCTGTGTTAAATCTTTAAATTCCATTTCGTTCTCCTTAGATTTTGATTTGGTTCGTCTACTCTGAAATAAGCTGATGGTGGCCGCCGGGTCCTCTACCAAGTCGATGGACGGCTTGAAGCCGTACTTGGTCCTCGGTGTAAGCTGCTCAACTATCTCAATATCATTCTTATCAATTGTAATGATCCCACCAGCATGAATGCTGTTACCTACGGCGTGCGGCGTCCTCTCCGCAATGCTCATCACCTTTCTGGCGTTATCACAGTCCCACAAATGTAGGTCACCATATATCATATCACCTTCCCGCCTCACGTTCTGGTATACGCCGTAGCCGCTTCTTACCCCTCTTGATTCAACCGTACTCTGGTTTTCCCTTTCGTGGTCAACACGTGCCAGAGCACTCTCAAAAACTCTAACGGCGTCACTTAAGGCTCTGTCCGTAAATATACGAAATATTTTATTATCTGTGTCATAGGCTTCAGTTGAAAGAATGGAGACATGATTAATAATATTGTTTTCCTTATCAATCTTCGAAGTCTTTAAGTCAACAATAGTAAGGTTTTCTATGTCTCTCTTTTCTGGTTTCATTTTTAACTCCTCATGATGCCTTTTTTATATTAGTGCCTATCATAGATGATCCACATTTTGGACATTTGGTTTCCTGACATGGTGTATTCCTATTATGCTCCATTTCATAACCACACTTGAGACACCTACAGTATTTGGCCCCACCAATCCCCTGTCTCGGACCACCCTGACCTTGGCCCTCTCCGAGTGCCTGTCTCATTTGTCCGATCTCTCTATTTCGCCAAGCTTCATAACACATAGCCTGTACCTGATCTTCAGGTCGACCCGGACTTGCCTCTTTTTCAAAGGCTATACATCTCGAAACAAAGTGGGATTGCTCCTCTCCCTTTCTTGGCGTTGGAAGCGGCATTGATAATGTCCTTTACATAGTTACAATCTTTCAACCTTATATCAATCCTCTATAAGAGGTCTTCATATAAATAATACGCTCACCGAACTATTCCTGTTTGCAGACTATCTCTGGCCAACAATAACAGTGAGGATGTAGCGGAATGTTCGGCGGCTCGTCCTTCGGAAAGTATTCACCCTCGTTGTCCTCACACTCCTCACATGGGTTTCCGGAACCGGTACGCCATATGTAACCCAAAATCCAATTTTTCTCCATACCATACCTGAAGATGCCCTCGACAAAGCCCCGGTTAATCTCCGTCCCCGCCAGTCTTAAGGCATTCTTGTACGCCGAGCGGTATACTCCTGGACCCGGATGAAATTCCTTAAAAGCCAACCCACGGAAGGCCTTGGGAAGGCCCAAATAGCTGCGTATATTACGGCTGACCTTATCAGCGCTCATACCGGTCAGGACCGCAAGGTTTATCTGATTTCTAATTTGTCTCTCAACCGGCCAGGTAACGTCCCACACCCTCCTTGAGAAGGCTATGCCGCCATATGAGGTACGCACCAAGGCATCCATGGCCTGACTGTGAATGCGTGCCCACATGCTGGCGGCGTAGGCCTCTAATCTTGCATCGTGACGAACGACGTTGCCGGTGCTGCTTATAAAGCTCGACCCTATACCGGTCTTAAACCTCGGCGGCATGGCCACACCGGCCCCAATTATCGACGTCTTTAAGCCGTAATCAACCGACTTGCCCTGCGCCGTGCGAATCATGCTCCTCAATCGCGGTCTCAATGCATCCATCTTGGCCTTAATCTGGTCAAGCAGATTCCCAAGCCTCGCTGGCGGTATCTTACCCTCAACGGTATATCGGGCAATCTGGGCCGTCAGTGAATTTGATGCCTGTTCAAACAGTTCATAAATATACTTCTCCTGCTCGATGGTGTAGCTAACCCAATCCCCCCTCGCCCTCTCAAGAGCTTCGCGAATCATTTCTGCTGTTGATTTAGCCATATGGTTCGTGATTTAAGAACGTTTCAAAGTGGCCGTCGGTATACTCGGTAATACCTCTAATATCAAAGTCCCCACAGCCAATTGGAAGTGGTAATAAACTATATATCAATCCGGGAAACTTTAATTCTATACCTATATCAGAATCACTCACGTCAGGTGGTGAAAAAGTTGGTGGTGAGCAGTCCAGTACGACATATATCCAATCACATCCATCTGGAAGATAAAAATCATTCCTCGTCATTATTTTGTCCCTTATAACCGGCGTCGGATTCCTCCTCCATTTCCTTTTTAATCTGCTTTAACTCGGCCTCATAATCATAGCCAAACTTTTCACTTATCGTCTTCTTGGAGACTATATGATTTAATATTTGAAGGACGTAAGCCTCGGTCTCATCCTTTATTTGCCTGTGTATTAAAGCCGCAAAATTGGCCTCACATTCGGTACTTGATCCCCTTGGAATCCGCCTTAATTTAATACCTATTTCAATAACCTTCGTATATATCTCCTTTACCGGCTCCTTGAAGATGTCCTGCCAGGCCTCAAACATCTTAACCATTGGCGATTCCGAAACCATCGTACTTGAATAATTGGAATTACTGGAATCGGCACGAACGACGTATTCAACCAAATTCGTACCCTTGGCCACCTGCAGTTCGATAAGCCGCCCGTCCTTTCCCGTATCTTCGGCATGAACATTCAAATTTTTATATTCATAATCAACGCCCGGCGTAGACACCAATACCGAACCGGACTTTGGTACTTTTTTCTTGGCTATACTACCTGATAGCTGGCTCTTTCCCGTAACGTCGTCAAACTTCTCACCAAACGAGGTGGGGCTGATACCGGTAACCTTTATTATCATGTTGAACATGGCCCTGATCTTATTAAGTTGAATGCGGTCATCCAGCCAGCCGCCGTATTTGACGATGTATTTGGCGATCCCAACCAGGAACGACACCCCACGCTTCACGTTACTGTCTACGTTTATCTTGGTGTGTATTATATCATCGGCCTTGACCCTCTTGGCGGTGTTTGTCTTAGCATTCATTAAATAATATGCTTTAACATCTTCAACGTCGTCTTCATCCACTTCAATCCCATATGAATGTTTTCCCTGTGGGTCTTTAATCTTATCCGGTTCAACGAATCGTACCAGTGGAACGTTCCTTCTTATCTTATTTTTAAAGAACCGTAGAAAGGATTCGCCGTCCCTAAAGCATCGTCTAACCAGTTCCTTTAGTCGCATGTCGAACTTGTTAACCCTACAAAACTCACCCCACCATTCTTTTACTTTTGGGTTCTCATCAACCGGAGTCACATGAGCTTCACTGCCGATAACGAAATTAACCATAGTGTCTATGATGCCCCTGGCACCTGGGTCCGTATAATAAAGCTCAATTGCCTTGTTCTGCATGTCGGTAATGTCCTGCTCAGTATATAACCGCTTACCGGTGTCGAGGGCCGACCATTCCGACTCATCGGCATCCTTGGCAAAGGTTGGCAGGCTCTGTAAAAGGTCGGCAACCCTGTTCATATAGGCCGTATGCAGCCTGATTTCAGCCTCTTCCTGCTGTTTTTTAATTGATTTTTTGGCCATTATTTATACTCTCCAATTACGACAAATTCAGGTATTTCCTCGAAACGGATTTCACCGAGGTAATATCGCCTTGCGTCCATAAGGTGGTCGTTAAAGTCAACAGGTATGTCAAGCGGATCACCGTTGAAGTCCTCCTTCCACTTATAATCGCTTATCTCATCGATAAAATTGGTACCGTCTCCGCATATATGGGTTTTAAATCGCTTGGCCCGGTCGATCCCAATTCTTACCGAATGTGGACCCTTGCTGCATGGCCAGCAGTTGAATCCCGCCTGCTGGATTTCCGTAATTCTGTCGGGTTCGGCACAGTCGGCGACGATGATTCTCCCCCTATATTTATTCGGAATCGCCTCTTCGAGCCTCTCGATGACCTGCGCATTCGTAAGTTTGCGTTCATATAAAAGTTCCCGTTCGAAAGTTTCAAGTATACCTTTATTTTCCTTTATTCTTATTTCAACGAGTGCGGACGGCGCATTGAACCCAAAGTCAAGTCCGTAGCCGACATTTCTCCACGCCTCATAATCCCACTCATTTGCCGGAATGATGTCCCAGTTGGTATAAATCATGTTCTTGACCACCGCCCATTTACCGAGGCCGTAGATTAACCAATAGGTCTCATCTTCCTCTTTAAGGGCTTCAATCTCTGCGATGTATTCCGGATCGAGAAAGGCGTTGTCGTGGTAGGTGGTGTGTAATACGGCGGTGTTTTCAGGTGGGTTCTCTGTGATCTTTCTTAGATACTTGTTGTGGGGCTTTAATATCGGGTTGTATGAAAATATTAGCTGATTTATACCGTTCGGATTGTGACCCCTGCACCGCAGACCAAGCTGCTTGTAGTCGTCCCAAAACAGTTCGGTGGTCTCCTCCACCCAGATGTAATTAATCTTCTCAAATGACTTAAGCTTTTCGGGGTCATCAAGGGCCACAAAGTACATCTCGTTGCTGCCGATACGAATAAGTCTGTCGGTTATATTTAGATCAAATGGAATGTTGTGAGCCTTGAGTAAGTCCAGCACCAACAGCCAGGCACTCTTCATAAGGGCAGGACCGGTCTTCCTGGTCACAACTGTACGGATGTCATACTCATTAAGCATCTTCTCAACAATAAGGGATTGAGCAATCGACCAGGACTTACCCGAACCAGCGGATCCATATAGATGTAATTTCCTCTTCTTACAATCACGACAGAAATTATAAGTTTTAGGGTTAACCATCATATCGATGGTTAATTCTTCATTCTGTAATTTCGGCATCTGTTGCCTGTACTTCCTGAACGTCTATGTGGGGTAGCTGTTTCTTCTGATCCGGGTAGTTGATATTAATCTTAACGGCTGCAAGCTTGGGACCGGACAGCTTTCTAATGTCCGCCCATCCCCTGTGCTTGCCCTTATTGCACAGGAAAAAGAACAGGGAATTTTCCTTACCCGCCTCTATATTCTTCAACAACTGCTGTTCGGCGAGGTCGAGCAGTGCCTCGTTCACCTCTTCAATGGTGTCCGACATTTCAGGATATTTCTGCAGCCACCTGTTGAACGTTGCCCTCGTTACCCCCACGGCCATACACGCCGCCGAGATGTTGCCGTTGTACCTGTAAAAGAACTGGACAAATGCCTTGCGCCGCTCCTCGGAATCTACCATCATCATCTGCTGGCTCGTCAACGGCCTGCCGAGGTCTTCAGTCAGCTTTTCCTTGACCGTAGCGGAGGCCTTTTTCGGATCTCTGATTTCCTTACGCTTCCGCCTGGCCGTCCGCTCCTTGCGCCGGATTTCAACCAGCTCAGCCTTTGGGATATCCTTTGGTTTTCTACCATTTCTACCGTATCCCAAATTATGCCTCCTTCCTAAATATTCTTGGTTTCCAAATCATTATACATCAGCCAATTCCTTTTTCGGTATTTCTGACGGCTTTCGCCCGTTGCGTCCGTAACCCATCAATCAGACCTTTCACATCATCTTTGTTGCAATCCGTATAACGACAAAGTTCTTTAGGTTTTCTCTGTGTCATTCTCTTTGCACGTATGCAACTTTCTGAATCCATTTCCATTCCTATCGGTATTCCTTCTCTCATTTTTTCACCTCAAATAAGTCTGACCTTCCAATCTAAACCAATATTCCTCAATTGATCGGTCTCCGACCGTTGTCTTTCGGTATTTTTCGATGTAAATTGAAAAATCATCGTCTAAAATTACACTGGTTACTTGTTTGCCGTCCATGTAAAAGATTTCTATATCACCAACTTTATTACAAACAAAGTGATGCCATTTACCGGATGGCTTATCATTAAGGATCATACCGGTCTTACCAAAAACCTTGCTGGCTTTAAATAAACCTACCAAGCAAGTACCACCAATACACCCTTGAATGCCAGCATCTTTTAATTTTCTTAAAAATTCTCTTCGTTTCATTTTTCTGACCTTCCGGTTAGTATCATTTACTTGAAAACTTTTTGTTCAAAAGCAAATCGCCTCCAAGCCCGGCTTCGCCCCCCGACCCCTTAAGCGGGGTTTCCATTCGGCCCTACCCCCGAATGGTGAGGAAGGCGGGCCGCCGCCTCATAATTAGTACGTAGGGAAGCCCCTGCGCATTTGTTGGAAATCCAGCAAATGAGATATCCCCAGGATTTACCGGGAGGGTATTCCCGGTGCATCCTGGTTTGTAACCCTCCGGACATTCCCGGCGGCCAAATGCGCATAGTTCCCGGTAAAGGCCGGTCCCTACCCCCTCCAGCAAAAAGGAGTAATATATCTGCAAAACAAAAAGAATGGGTATATCTGAAAAAGACACACTCCGGGTTGGCGGTGCGGCAGGGGCGGGTGTCCCCGCTTTGTCCCGCGCCCGGTGACGTCACGTCCCCAGTGACGTCGCGTCCCCGGTGACGTCACGTCCCCGCGCCGTCCCTCAGCGCGGGACGCGCGGGGGACACGCAGGCCGAGCGCGGGACACGA